TAGACCTAGATTTTGTTGCTTCAGAAACTCACTCGGTAAACATCCCTGATTGGGGTATTCGTTGCCAAGATGACGTTTTGATTACTGCGATGACTAATATCACCGCAATGACTGTATTCTACAGCTAGTATGCGTAGGTATTATGCTTCTGGGGGTAAGGTCGATAAGGCCAAAATGGCGTGCAACAAACCACGTCGTACCCCCTCTCACCCTAAGAAATCACACGTTGTAAAGGCGTGTGAGGGTGGTAAAGAGAAAGTAATACGTTACGGTGAGCAAGGTGCCAGTACCGCTGGTAAACCCAAGAAAGGCGAATCCGCTAAGATGAAAGCTAAACGCAAGTCGTTTAAAGCGCGTCACGGCAAAAACATCGCCAGAGGTAAAATGTCCGCCGCTTTTTGGGCGAACAAATCAAAATGGTAGAGAGATAAGATTATGGCCTTTATGGATTATTTTAAGCGAGCCGATGAAAGGTTGGTAAAAGGTAGGAAAAAACGCGAAGCAGAGCAAGAAATGAAGAAGAATGCTCCAGCAAAAAAGAAAGCCGAAATGATGCGGCAGATAGAAGCGCGTAATGCTAAAGAGAAAGCGCGACAAGGCAAAGCTATGGCAAAAACCGCTGTTAGCAGGCCAACACCAAAGCGTCCTTCAGCAATCAGCTTACAAAACGCCGCTACTCCTAAGACAACACGCCCTATGAAACCCGAAGTACCGCCTACGAATAGGGTTAAGCCCCCTATGGACGAAGTTACGGGTAAAGGTGGGCGTAATGTTGGTACAGGCAAAGACAAAAAAGCTAACGTGACTAAAGAGCAGCTAGATGCTTCAGGTATGAGCTTGCGAAACTACCTTAACTTCATGGATAAAAACGGCAAGCGTCCACCTAAAGCTAAGAAAGCGCCGGGCGGGAAAAAAATGAACTACAACTCTAAATACAACCCTAAGAAAATGATGGGTGGTGGTATGGCTATGAAGTACAAAGATGGCGGTAAGCTACCAATGGTTGAGAAGAACGGGAAGATGGTTCCTGCATACGCTGCCGATGGTAAGGGTAAGATGATGGGTGGCGGTATGGCTAAAGCCTACATGGGTGGCGGTATGGCTAAGAAGTATAAGGATGGCGGCGGAGTCCGTGGTGCTGGTTGCGCTCAACGGGGTGTACGTAAGGCAAAAATTCTTTAATGAGACGTTACTATAAGACAGGCGGGAAGATATGTTCTGAGGGTAAGGCTTGGGCCAAACGTACCTTCGATACGTACCCGTCTGCTTATGCGAATATGGCAGCATCTAAGTATTGCAAAGACCCTAGCTATGCCAAGGGTAGTAAGAAGAAAAAGAAAAAGAAAAAGTAATGGGCGACTTAAAGAAGTGGCGCGATCAGAAGTGGGTTCGTATTGACAGTAAAGGCAATATAGCTGGAGAGTGCGGTACGTCAAAGAACAAGAAGAACCCTGACCGTTGTTTACCACTGGCTAAAGCTAAGTCTTTAAGTAAAGCCGAGCGTGCTACAACAGCGCGTAAGAAGAAAAAAGCTGGCGCAAAAGGCCAACAAGTAGTAAGTAACACCAAGGCTGCTAAAGTTAGAAACGCTGCTTGTGGTGGTATGATACGAAAGAATCACAAGGGCTGTGGTGCAGTTATGGGCAACCGCAGAAAGAAAACTTTATATGTGTAGATTATGGCTAAAGGTGTAAAACATTACTTTAAAGATGGTACGCAGCATAAGGGCGGAATGCACAAGCACCCTGACGGCACGCTAATGACAGGCAAAGCCATGTCTAATACCGCTAAGAAGTTATACCATTACGGGGATCTAAACAAAAAGGCCAAAGAAAAGGCCAAAGGTAGCTGGAATAAATAATGACTACATCTGGAACAACAGCATTTGACATGGATTTCACGGAGATCGCTGAAGAGGCGTGGGAACGTGCTGGTCGTGAAATGCGTTCTGGGTATGATCTTCGTACTGCCAGACGCTCTATGAACTTGATGACTATTGAGTGGCAGAACCGTGGCATTAACATGTGGACGATTGACGAAGGTACTCTAGCCCTTACTGAAGGCACATCTGAGTACACACTGCCAGCCGATACCATTGACCTACTAGAACAGCAAATACGTACAGGCAGTGGCAATGTAGCTACTCAGTCTGACCTTACTATCAGCCGTATCAGTGTAAGTACGTATGCTTCTATACCTAATAAGTTAACACAGGGTAGGCCGATTCAGGTTTACATAGAACGTCTACGAGATGCCCCCAAAATAAACGTGTGGCCTGTCCCAGACAATAATGACTATGTATTCTACTACTGGCGTATGCGCCGTATAGAGGACGCTGGAGCAGGTATACAGACCTCTGATATGAACTTTAGGTTTTTCCCATGCCTAGTAGCTGGGTTGGCTTACTATATTGCTATGAAGATCCCAGAGCTTATGGCACGAGTGCCTATGTTGAAAGAAGCATACGAAGAGCAGTTTATGTTAGCGGCTGGAGAAGATAGGGAAAAAGCATCTCTACGGCTTGTACCCCGTGCAACTAGGGTTTAACAATGTCGAACCAATTTGCGTCGTCCCAAAAAGCTATAGCGGATTGCGATGTCTGCGGGTTTCAATATAAGTTAAGGGAACTAAAAGATTTAGTGCGGAAAGGGAACAACACGAACATAAAAGCGTGCCCTACATGCTGGAATCCAGATCACCCACAGTTAAAATTGGGTGAGTTTCCAGTGTCAGACCCACAAGCTGTTAGAGATCCTCGCCCTGACCTAAGTTTAGGGGTAGCGGGTGTTAACAGTAGTAGACAGATACAATGGGGTTGGAACCCTGTAGGGGTAGGAGATGACCCTTACAACCTAACTCCAAACGACTTAGTTGCCACAGGGCAGGTAGGTACAGTAACAGTAACGACAACTTAGAGATGTGACATGAAAGCACCAAAAGTGGTTAAAACCGTAGGATGGCCTACACCAGTAGAAGTAAAAGACGCACCTAAGCCTGATATGTCTGGCGTTAAAACTACCGGCGTTAAAGTACGTGGTACTGGCGCAGCAACTAAAGGACTTATGGCCCGTGGGCCTATGGCGTAGATATGAACTACACTGAACTGAAAACAAACGTCCAAGACATCTGTGAGAACACGTTTACAGATGAACAGCTTGCTATGTTTACAGAACAGGCAGAGCAGAAGATCTATAACGCAGTTCAGATACCGGCGCTACGTAAGAACGTCACAGGGACAGTAACAGGCAGTAATACTTATCTGACTGTACCTACAGATTTTCTCTACCCGTACAGCTTGGCGGTTGTAGATGGAGATGGTAACTATAACTACTTACTCAGTAAGGACGTTAACTTCATACGTGAAGCGTATCCAGCCACTACACCCACAGGGCTACCTAAGCACTACGCAGTGTTTGATGACACCACGTTTATTCTTGGGCCAGTTCCAGATTCTAGCTACGTCACTGAGTTACACTACGGTTATTACCCAGAGTCTATAGTTACCGCTGGTACTACATGGCTTGGGACTGAGTTTGACTCCGCGTTGCTAAACGGTACTTTGGTCGAAGCCATACGGTTTATGAAAGGTGAGCCTGACTTGGTTGCGTTGTACGATAAGATGTATGTTACATCTATGAGCCTGTTAAAGATGCTAGGTGCTGGTAAACTACGCTCCGACGCATACCGTTCAGGGCAACCTGTAATGCCGGTTCAATAGGAATATAGATGTTTTTTGAAGCGCCTAAGCTAGAAGTAGGTAACGTATTAGTAACGACTACAAGCAATAAGGGACATGACCCTGAGTTTTGGGCGCAGACAATAGCTGATAGAGTTGTAAGCGTTGGGGGTAATTGCCATCCTGTTATTGCTCAACAGGCAGAAGAGTTTAAAGATGCGGTTAAGGCTACGGCTTTGCACTACATTAAAGAAGCAATTAAGAGCGATAGGACTACACTTACCGCTGAATTTGAACGTCAAGGCCATAAAGATATGGCAGACATAATTAGGAGTCTATAATGGCTATTTCTACGGCAATGTGTACTTCTTTCAAGCAAGAATTGTTAGAAGCAAAACATAACTTTTTAGCATCTGGTGGTAACACGTTTAACTTAGCGTTATATACAAGTTCCGCAACACTAGGCGCAGCTACAACTGCGTATGCGTCTACTAATGAGGCAAGTGGTACAAACTACACAGCAAAAGGCGCGGCGTTGACTAACGTAAATCCATCTAGCAGTGGCACTACGGCGCTTACTGACTTTGCTGACCTTACATTTTCAAATGCAACGGTCACTGCTAACGGTGCACTAATTTTTAATGACTCAGCATCTGGTGATCCAGCCGTTTGTTCTTTGGCGTTTGGTGGCGATAAGACTTCTACCGCAGGTGACTTTACTATTCAGTTCCCCGCAGCAGATGCGTCAAATGCGATTATTCGCATAGCATAAGGCGTAACGTGTGGCGGTTATTAACGGCTGGGGCAGAGGCACTTGGGGCCAACTTGAATGGGGCGAAGGTGCAGTTCCAGTTGTTGTCACGGGCGTTGAAGGAACAGGTGCGGCAGGTACAGTTACAGTCGTTGCAGAAGCAAACGTCAGTGTTACGGGTGTTGTTGGCACGGGCGCGGTTACAACTGTTACTGTCGATGCGGAAGCCAATGTTTCTGTTACTGGTGTGGCGGGAACGACTGCCCTTGGTACAATCTCGCTTGTTACAAATAACACAATTGTACCGACAGGTGTTGCAGGTACGGGCGCAGCAGGCACAGCTACCGTTGATGCAGAGGCTAATACCGCTGTCACGGGTGTTGAAGGAACTGGATCTGTCGGAACGGTTTCTGTATCCAGTAATGCGGATGTTGGTGTTTCTGGCGTTGTTGGTACTGGAGCGGCTGGCACAGTTTCAATCGGTTTGGGACAAACACTCGTCCCGACTGGTGTTGAAGGTACGGGCGCTGCTGGTACAGTAACGATAGATGCAAAAGCCACGGTAGTAGTTATCGGGGTTTCAGGTACTGGAGAGATAGGCGCTTTTAATGTTTGGGGGCTAGTAGATGATTCACAGACCCCAAATTGGAGTAATATAAACGATAGTCAGACCCCCGGATGGTCTAACATATCAGACAGTCAAACCCCTAACTGGGATGAGGTAGCTTAGATGGCAACTTACGTAAACGACCTACGCTTAAAAGAGATCGCCACGGGCGATGAGAGCGGTACTTGGGGCACAAGTACAAACACAAATTTAGAACTTATTGCCAACGCGATGGGTGTCGGTGCAGAGGCCATAGCTAACGCATCAACTCATACCATTACGATGGCAGACGGTACAGCCGACGAGTTTAGGTCTACCTTCTTACGCCTAACGGGTGGTGGTACAGCTTGTACAGTCACACTGGCCCCTAATACGCTATCTCATACTTGGATCATGCGTAACGAGACTGCTGCCGCTTTAACGCTTACACAAGGCTCTGGTGCCAACGTAGTTATTGCTGCGGGTCAAACTAAGATTGTAGCTACCGATGGCGCAGGATCAGGCGCAATTGTTTACGAAATGGATGACCTTGAACTTGCGGGGAATTTAACTGTTACAGGCGTTCTTGACGTAGACGGCACTGCAAACCTAGACGTTATAGACGTTGATGGCGCAGCAAACTTCGCAGCCGATGTAACCTTTGCAGACGGCGCAGATATTATTACTGCATCAGCAGGAACCTCTAACTTCCGCGCAGGTGTCAACGCAGGTAACAGCATTGTAAGCGGTGGTAATTTTAATGTTGTCGTAGGCGATGAAGCAGGTACTGCAATTACTACGGGTGATAAGAACGTAGCATTGGGTTACGGGGCGTTAGACGCTGTTACTACATCTGAAGGTAACGTAGGTATAGGCCACAATGCGGGTGGTGGTATTACTACAGGTACTAACAACACTGCTGTAGGTACAAATGCATTAGACTCAACCACAACAGCATCTAACAACACTGCAGTTGGTAAGTCAGCTTTAACCGCAAACACCACAGGCCCTGCTAATACGGCAATAGGGCAGAGTGCTTTACTTTCAAACACTACTGGTGGTAAAAACATAGCAGTGGGTTATCAGGCTATGAACAATAACGTAGATGGAGATAACTGTGTTGCGATAGGCTATCAAGCTCTTTATACGCAAGACCCTGCTTCTAATGTTGATATGTACAACGTAGCAGTAGGTCACGCCGCAGGAGCCTTAATAACCACAGGAGTCCGCAACACCCTCATCGGTGGTCTAGCGGGTGATGCTCTGACAACCGGCAATAACAATACTGCTATGGGGTACAACGCTTTAACCACAGATACGCTGGGCGATAGAAATGTTGCTATTGGTAATCAAACTTTACAAACTCAAAACTTCACTAGCTCAACGGATTCTTATAACACGGCTGTGGGGTTCAGCGCAGGAGCCTCAGTCACCACGGGCATTCAAAACACGTTCATTGGTGGTCTTGCTGGTACTAATATTACAGAAGCAAATCAAAATGTTGCTGTAGGGTATGGCACATTAGATGCTGACACTCTAGGAGCTAGAAACGTAGCAGTTGGTACAAATAGTTTAACCTCACAAAACTTTACAAGTGCTACTAATGCGTACAACGTAGGCGTAGGATATTTTGCAGGAGCAGGAATCACCACAGGCGTTAACAACACCCTCATCGGTGGTCTAGCGGGTGATGCTATTACAACAGGAAACAATAACTCAGCAGTTGGTTATAGTTCTTTGAGCGCTAACACGACAGGCAGTTCTAATGCCGCTTTTGGGTTGTTATCTTTAGCGGCAAATACTACAGCTTCTTACAATTCAGGATTTGGGCAAAACTCCTTAGCGGCTAACACTACAGGCAAATATAATTCAGCGGTGGGTTTTGGTGCTTTAGCCGCAAACACCACAGGCGAATACAACACAGTATTAGGGTATGACGCAGGTGGAGGAACAACAACAGGACTCCGTAATGTTTATATAGGAGCAGGTGCAGGATTTAACGGAACACTAACAACGACAGGTAGCTACAACACTTTAGTAGGTACTTTTTCTGACACTTCCCTTGTTGGGTCACAGTTTGTAAACGTCATAGGCTACAATGTTACTGGGGATGCCAGTTATACGACAATAGGCGCTAACACCAATGACATCAGAGCGCAACACGGCGTAGCAACATGGAATACAGTATCTGACGAACGCTACAAGAAAGACATTGTAGATTCTGAAGCTGGCCTAAGCTTAATTAACGCACTGCGTCCTAGAACCTTTAAGTACAAAACTCTTGGTGAACTTCCAGAAACCTTTAGCGCCTATGAAGCTGGCTCAACTGAAGTATTCAAAAACACCCAAACTAACCACGGCTTTATAGCTCAAGAAGTTAAAGCAGCTATTGATGCAGATGACAGTATCAAAGATGGCTTTAGACTTTGGGACGATAGAGCTGATGGTTCACAGGAAGTAGGTGAAGCAGCACTAATTCCTGTGCTTGTCAAAGCCATACAAGAACAAAGCGCACTGATCACATCACTAACAGCCCGTGTAGCTGAACTAGAAGGATAAGATAATGACTAGAGAAACAGATCAAATCGCACAGGACTACTCAGCAATGGGTGACAGCGTAAGTGTAATTACAGATGTAATTGCAGGTGAGTCTATGGCTGATGAGTCAGCAGAAGACCGTCAAGACTGTGTAGACCGTAATACTCAGCACCTTGAAATTATGGTAGCTAAAGATGATTGGGGTAGTGAAGATATGACCGCAACTAACGCAGCTATTACAGCAGGTAATGGATATACAGCGTCATGAGCGAAGAAAATACAGTAGTAATTGAGAACGAAGAGTACGACTTTGACGGTCTTGACGTATCAACACAGGCAAATATAGCCCGTGTAAACGAATTACGCCGTGAAATATCTGCGTTAAAAATGCAGACCAACGAGCGTGAACTTCTCCTGCAAGCCTATACCAGAGCCATTGTTGAATCTGTTAAGCCTGTTGAAGAAGCTGAAGAAGCAGAGGCAAGCTAATGGATCTAATTGAAATCGTAACGACTCTGACTACGTTGTCGGTGATAGCCAGTGCAATTTGCGCCGCTACGCCCACACCAAAAGATGATGCTTTTTTTGCCAAATGGATATACCCCGTAGTTGAAGCACTAGCTTTAAACATCGGTAAGGCCAAGGAATAGTGACAGCACAGCGATCTACGGTAAAAGATGCTTTAGCAGAAATTGGCGCACACGAAAGAGAATGTGGTATTCGGTACGAATCTATAGACCGTAGGTTAGAAGATGGGTCTAAAAGATTTGATCGTTTAGAAAATATGATTTGGGGAGTGTATGCCGCAGTAATACTAGCTGTTGCGTTACCGCAGTTTTTTATGGGGTAGAAAATGATACTAGAGACCGTTGCTGCTGTTACCTCTGTATGTAAAGCGTTGGAAATGGCGGCGGGTGCGGCTCAAAATATCGAAGCCCTTGGTGGGTTGATTGGGAAGATGGGCGCTGCTGAGTTTGACCTACAGCGGGCCAAGAACAGTAAGTCTTTAAGTGAAGCCGAGGCGATGAAAATCGTTATGGCAGAAGAGTCTTTAAGGCAGTCTAGGGAAAATATAAAATCTATATTTCTCCAGACCAATCGTATGGATTTGTGGCAGGACATGATGACTAAGATGGCTGAAGCGCGTAAGAACCGCCAAGCCTTCTTAAAAGCGGAAGCGGCTAGGAAAAATAAGTTTCGGAAGGAAATGGGCCAGTACGCGATGATTTTTGTCGTAGTGATTGTTTTAGTCCCTGCCGCTGTAGGCGCATTACTGGCTTGGTTAACTAACCGATGATCATGGCGTTTTTACTTATAGTCATAATCGACGGGGAACCTTTAAAGGAAGAGTTCTACTTTCGAGATGTGACCCGCTGCAATCAGTTTGCGTACTACGTTGAATCTGGTGCAGTTAAAATAGGTAAGCAGCAACGTAACCAAAACAACATAAGTGCTTACTGCATACCTAAGAAGATAGGCCGTAGCACGAAAACTTGGGATTAGACTATGAGCATCGTCGCATCATTAGTAGGGCCGGTTACAGGGCTATTGGACAAGTTTATCGAGGACAAGGATCAGAAAAACGCCTTGGCCCATGAGATTGCCACGATGTCTGAGCGACACGCTCAAGAGCTTATGAAGGGCCAGCTAGACGTAAACAAGACCGAAGCTGCCCACAAATCCTTGTTTGTTGCCGGATGGAGGCCAAGTATTGGGTGGGTGTGTTCGCTGGGCTTACTCTACAATACGATTATTGCCAACATTCTAGGCATCTGGGTAGACCTACCCGAAATAGATACAACACTACTTGTTCCCGTTATGATGGGAATGCTCGGTTTGGGCGCAATGAGAAGCTATGAGAAGGTCAACTCCGTAGCTAGGGAGAAGTAATGAGTGATTTAATTAGTATGCTTAAACGCCACGAAGGTGTGCGGTCTAAGTCTTATATATGCTCGGCGGGGTATGAAACAATTGCGGTGGGCCGAAACATTAGCGAGTCTGGTCTGGGCCTGTCTGACGATGAAATTGACTACCTACTAGCAAATGACATCAAGCGTGTGCGAGAAGAGTTAACAGATAGCTATTTCTGGTTCCCTGCAATGAACGAAGCGCGGCAAGATGCCTTGATTGATATTTCGTTTAATCTAGGCCAGACTCGTCTTCGTGGTTTTGTTAAAGCCTTAGAGGCTATG